GAGATCTCTGGTTCAGATTATGGCATAATGTATCAAGGAACCTTAATGGTTGCTAAGTATGCGTTAGGTCATGGCATCCTAAGACCAGAATGTGCAGCTACTATTAAGCTATCTGCTTCTTAATTTCAATTTTTAGGGTATCTTATTATTAGATACCCTTTTTTTTATACCCATGTATTCATCTAAAAAGAAAAAAAAGAAAGGTGGGAGAGACTCACTTAAAATTAAAAAGAAAGGTTACTAATTATGTTTGGCAAAAATAAAAAGAAAAAAGGTATTCTTGGTCTAGAAGGTCAAGCTTATGTTGATGCCTACAATCAAAAGATGAACGATACAGGTAAAACAACGCTTGCTGAAAAGGCTAGATTTGTAAAAGAAACAGCTAAAATTAGAAACAAAATGATCCAATCAGGAGGTAAGTAATGGCTGTAGCTGCAACAACAGAACTTGAATGTATCAACATAATGCTGGCTGCTATAGGGGAAGCACCTATAAACAGCCTTGTCGGTACTCTTCCTGTTGATGCTCGTATTGCTCAGTCAACCCTTACTGAAGTAAACAAGAGTGTGCAGTCAGAAGGCTGGTCTTTTAATACAGAAATAGATGTAACTCTTACAAGAAATGGTTCTAATCAAATCAATATTCCTACAGATGTTTTAAGAGTAGATGCTAATATTCATCAACACCCAACCATTGACCCTATACAACGTGGTTCTAAATTATACGACAGACAAAATAATAAGTTTGAATTTGATGAAGACTTAATTTGTACTGTGGTTTATTTTAGAGATTTTGATGAGATACCAGAACCAGCTAGACATTATATAAATATTCAAGCTGCAAGAAAATTTGTCGATAGACTTGTAAGTGACCAAGCATTAAGAACTTATACAGAACAAGACGAGAAAAGAGCTAGAGCAATATTAATGGAAACTGATTTAGCAAATGGAGATCACAACTTACTAAGAGGAGACCCTTCTCTTACCAGTATCTTTGATACTTACAATCCTTCTAGTGCTTTAATTAGATAACTATGGCTGTTATATCAAGAGCTATACCTACATTATTAAGAGGTATATCGCAATCTTCTGATGCTTTGAAACAAGCAGATCACGCTGATATACAAGACAATGCTGATAGTAACCCTGTTCTTGGTCTTACAAAAAGGTCTGGATCTCAATTTTTAGCTGGAATTAGTAACTCTACTCTTGGTAATGTTCATATACAAACTATAAATAGAGATGCTAATGAACAATATGTAGCAGTATTTAGTAATGGAAATGTAAGAGTTTTTGAATTAGATGGCACAGAAAAGACAGTAAATAAACCAGATGGTACAGCATATTTAAACACATCAAATCCTAGAAGTGTAATGAAGACAGTAACTATTGCTGACTTTACCTTTGTTGTTAATACAAGCATTACACCTGCTATGGATTCAGCAGTATCAAATAGTGCTAATAACATTACTCAAGCGATTGTATTTATAAATCAAGCAACAGCTAAAACAACTTATTCGGTAACTGTAGATGGTGTAACAGTAACAGATGATACTACTGGTAATGATCCCTTATCAACTGATACTGTGGCTTCTGACCTTGCAGGTGGATTAACTTCTGGTCTTTCGGGTTTTACTATTGCTAGAAATGGTCCTGTAATACACGTTAAAAAGAATGATGGCAGTAACTTTTCAATAGATGGTAACGACTCTCAAGGTAATACTAAGATGACAATAATAAAAGATACAGTACAGCAATTTACTGATCTTCCAAACGTATCACCAAATGGATATGTTGTAGAAATTGTTGGTGATGAAGGTACAGATTTTGATAATTACTACGTTAAATTTACAACTAATAACGGAAATGCTTTTGAAGAAGGGCAGTGGTCAGAAACAGTAGAAGCTGGCATACCTTTTAAGTTTAATTACGACACAATGCCACACGTTCTTATACGTCAGGCTGATGGTAATTTTAGATTTGCAAGAGTAGACGGAGATACATATACAATATCTGGAACTGATTACACATTACCTAAATGGGGAGAACGTATTGTTGGTGATTTAGTATCAGCACCAAACCCTTCTTTTATTGGTAATAAAATTAATAATGTATTTTTCTTTAGAAATAGATTAGGCTTTCTTGCAGCGGATAATGTAATACTTTCAACAGTATCAGAGTTTTTTAATTTTTTTCCAGAAACAGTTATATCAGTTTTAGATACAGAACCCATAGACGTAGCTGCATCTCATACAAAAGTTGCAATCTTAAAACACGCAGTAACTATGGGAGAAAAACTTATATTATTTTCTGAACAAACACAATTTGTATTATCAAGTTCAGCAGATAACCTTACACCTTCAACAGCTAACGTACTTGTACAAACTGAGTTTGAAAGTAACGCAGCAGCACAGCCTGTAGGTTCTGGTTCTTCTATCTATTTCTTAACTAAAAAAGGTTCCTTTGCAGGTATTAGGGAATATATTATTGCAGGTAATCAACAAATCCAAGATGCTGCGAACACAACTATTCATGTACCAAGACTGATACCAAGTGGCATTTTTAAAATGGCAGTATCTAACAACCAAGATATTCTTGTTTTACTTGGTACAGATAATCCAAATAAATTATATGTAAATAGATGGTTATATGGTGAAGGGTTTACTAAAGCTTTAAATGCTTGGTTTACTTACACAATAAATAGTAATAGGTCTATTTTAAATATTGATTTTATTGGTACTGATTTGATAATGGTTATAGAAGAAGCTAATAAAGTAACACTAGAAAAAATACCATTTGAAACTAACTTTAGAGAACCTAATGCAGAGTTTGAATATCACTTAGACCATAAGGTAACTGAAGCTACTAGCGGTGTGTCTGTTGCTTACAACTCTGCTACTGGTATTTCTACATTTACAGTTCCTTATAGATTAAGAGCTAATATGAATGTAGTAGGCAGGTATCTTGCTAGTAACGAAACAAGCACTTTTGTAGATGCTCAAGGCAATACACAAACTCTTGTATCAGGACAAGCACTAACGACTACTAATGCAACTGATGGTTCTACTTCTACCATTACAGCAACAGGTGATTTTAGAAATAGTAAATTTATTATTGGTGAACCTTATGAAATGCACTATAGGTTTAGTCAACAAAGATTAACTCAAGGTGGTGGGGGTGCTACTGAACTTATAAGTGGTCGATTACAAATACATCATTTTTATATTAAGTATGAAGATTCTGGTTTCTTTCAAGTAGAAGTAACACCTGAGAATAGAGACACATCTCTACATAAATTTACTGGTCGTTTGCTTGGTGCTGCTTCTGCTTCTATCGGTCAGATTAATTTAGATACAGGTACATTTAAAGTGCCTATTATGAGCAAGTCAGATAGAGTAGATATAGATGTAAAGAACAATACGTTCTTACCTACATTGTTAGCTAGTGCAGAGTATGAAGGAGTATTTCACATGAGGAGTAGAAGAACTTAATGGGATATTTAAGAAAATCAAAACTATCTGATCTTAATTATGTATGTCAAAATATGAGACAAATGGATAGATTAGAAGGTTTATATCAGACAGGAAAAGATGCTGAAGATGCTTTACGCTTGTCTTATTTATTTGGTGAAAAAGTTTTAACAATAGCTGGTGACGAAGATCAGCCTATGGGATTATGTGGAGTAATAAAAGGTGGTTGTATATTTATGATTTGTACTGATGAATTATTTTCTAATAAAAAATATAAAATACAACTAATAAGAAAAGGTAGAAAATGGGTAGACAGTTTGTTGAAATCTTATAAACTCCTATATAATTTTGTATATGCAGAGAATCATACTGCTATAAAGTGGTTAGAAGCTCTCGGTTTTGTTTTTATAAGGTATCACGAAAAGTATGGACAACATGAAAAACCATTTTATGAATTTTTGAGGATAGCCTAAATGTGTTCAATTCCAGCAGCTATTAGTGGAGGTTTAAATCTTTTTCAAGGTCTTGCCATGCAAGGTGCGGCAAAAGATACAGCCGAACAAGTTGCTCAACAAGAAGTAGAAGGTGTACAATCTGCTGAAGATAACAAAAGAAACAAACAATTAGCTTTATCTGAAGGTAAACAAGAAAAAACTGTAGCTGCTAGACAAGATAAATTTGCTAAAGCTATTGATACATTAGTAGCAACTAAAGCTTTATTAGCAAAAGGACAATCTGGTAATACCACAAATTTATTAGTAATGGATACAGTAAGACAAGGTGCAAACTACAATGAAAAAATAAGACAAAGTATTGAATCTATGGACAGACAATATTTGTTTGATATAAAATCAACTGAAGCAGAATATCAAGGTATTAGAAATAGATTAAGAAGTAATACTATTAATGCTTACAATGCAATACCTTCAACAGGATCCATTCTTTTAGGTGCTGTTGGAAGTGCTTTTAATACTGAAGTTAGTAGACCAGAAGGAGCTTTTAGTTAATTATGGCATCTAGTTTTCAAAGTACATCAGGCGAAAGTTTTAGAACACCAGTAAATACTTTTGTGCAGCCTGTTACTGCTACACGAAAAAGTAGCTTGGCAGATTTAGCAGAGATTTTAGAAGTTATTAATCCAGTACTAACAAAATTTGCAATTAAAAAAGATGATGAAAGAAATGAAAGAAAATTGGTAGAAGGTCAACAATTTATATTGCAAGCAGATGATGAAGAATTAAAAAATGCAATGAAAACAATAAATGAAAGAGATGGTAGTAGAGCTAAAAAAGATTTTTTAGGTAATAATAGATTTTTTCAAATAGGTGCAGAAAGACAAATAGCAATTAATTTAGGTAATGCTGCGGAATTAAATACAGAAAAGTTTTTTAAAAATTACACAGTTGAAGTGCCAAACAAATCTGGTGGTGTTGATTATGTACCTTTATCAGACTTTGATGTGAACTCTGCTGTTTTTGATAAAGCACTGTCAGACTTTAATAGAACGTCATTAATAAATACAAAAGGAATAAGACCATCAATTTTAAATCAATATTTTTTACCAAAACAAAATGCAGCCTTAAAAAAAGTTTTTGATAGACAAGTTAGTAATTCAGCAGATAAAAATATTGCTAAATATTCCAGTATTATTTCATCAACTTCTTTACAAAATTTTCGTAATATAAAAAAATACGATAAAAATATTGAATTAAATATTATTGATAATGATGGATTTATAACAGGTTATGACCATGCTGTAAATTTAACACAAGAAGATATAGATTATGCTGCCAGATTAGGTTTAACAGAGGTTGTTTCTCCTACAGCTTTAGTAGAAACAATTAAAAAAAATGCTTACACAATATTGAATGAATTTAAAGAAGGGAATATATCTTGGGTTGAAGCACAGGAAGAGCTAGATGATTATATAGATTTTATGAGTGACCTAAAGGTAGGACCAAAAGGTAGAACTAAGACAGGAGTAGAAGTACAAAAAACATTAGGAGAATTTTTAGAAAAAGATGATGCAATTTTAAATTTAAAAAAAGATATATATAAATCCTTTAAAGACGCTAATAAAGAAGAACAGGATTTTGTTGAACAGGAAAAGAAAATAGATATACAAACTACTTTAAGTAGTATGGATTGGTCTTCTACTGATACTAAAACATATAAAAATAATGTTGCTACTCTCAAAACTTTAATAAAGAAACACCCAAACCTTAGAGAATTTATTGTTAAAGAATATGATTTAAGAAATGATAATGTAGATCTCTGGTGGGATAGATTTACAAGAGATTACAACAATGGCAAGTTTGGAGATAAAGCAAAAGCAAGAACAAGAATAGATAGCTTTATGGCTTTATTGGGTTCAACTGCAAGTGAAGATGATAGGACAAGATATAAAGAAGCTTTAAATCTTATTAACAAGGAAAGTTCACAAGGAGTTTTTAAAGCACACCCAGAATTTAAAAGGTATTTAGATTTTGGTAAGAAAGCATTAAGAGAACAAAACAGTTCTGGAATAGTAATAGTCAAAGCACAATTTGAACAACCATTTTTTGATTTAACAGAATACTACAGAAACAAAATAGATATATGGGCTGGTGCAACTTATGCAAATCCAGCAGATAAAGCAAAGGCAAAACAAGCAATAATAGAAGAATATTTAGGAGAGATAAGAGCTATTGGTAATGGTAATTATGTTTATAAAAATCCTGTTAATGAAATTTTTAAAGAGGGTGATACATATTTAAAAAAATCAAGTATTAACAACAGCAAGATAGATAATTTTAAAAACTTAAATAAAAGAGCAGAAGGTGGACCTGTTAAAAAAGATAAGCCTGTAATTGTAGGTGAAGAAGGACCAGAAATACTTGTACCTAAAACTGATGGTTTAGTTCTACCTAATGACGTTTTAGAAAATACAACACAAATAGTAAATGATGTTGTTCAATCAATGAATGGTGTTGATGAAGAGCCAGAAAA